ACTTGTTTACGACTTACGCCAATTGCTTTAGCCACCTCATCAGATTTTAAAGCGGATCGTCTAACGGCTATGCAATCCTCGAATCTTTTCTTTAGTTCTTTAGTCATCTTCTATCCCTATTTTTAAACTTATGGCTGGTGAAAGTGCGCTACTCTTCTAACACCGTGTGTCGGAGGCAAATCCGCATATGTGCGACTTATCTATGATGCACCAGCCGTTGATATAATTGCCATAATAAATGTAACCAATCAAGTTATTTATTTACTTGACAGGTTACAACTTGCACCTGTATGGTTACATTATGACAAGGACAAAAAGGATGAAAACAATGTGTGAAGTAATCTACATAGAAGCCTGGAAGAAAGAGCGGACTAAGCGTGCATTTGCAGAGTTTGAGAAGACAGCTGTAGGCAGAGTGTTTCTAAGGGCTGCAAAAGAATCTGGTGCATTCGCAGATTCCCCTGAAGTGCCAGAAGAACATAATGTGCTTGAATTTAAACTAAGGGAGAGAGGATAATGAAATACGCATCAGGGCCTTGGGAAATTAGAAAATATTACAATAGTGACACAGATCAAATACACATAGACGCAGGTGGTGTTCCCATCGCTACTGTGAGAATTATAAACTTGGAGAACAGGAGAAAGCAGGCGATGCCGAACGCTAACCTAATAGCGGCAGCGCCGGAGCTGTTGAAAGCTTTAGAAGCTCTGAGAGATCAAACTAGAGACTTTCTTCCACCATTAAAAGGCTTCGAGACTGTCGTTGAAATGGTCGATAAAGTAATCAAAAAAGCAAAAGGAAAAGAATAATGAAAAACGTAACATTGCAGATATTAAATATAATTGACGAAGCGTATGGCAACAAATTGAGTCCAGAACAGATAGGGATTATTCGTGGAAAAATATCGAAAGTTGTTTGTGAGAAACACGTATTTACGAAAAATGTGACCATCATGCAGGCAATAGAGGCTCTAGAGAATTTGAAATTTAAGGGAGATAAAATAATGACAAATAAACTAATGGTGATCAAATCATCGACACCAATCAAAATCTTCAATGGTAACGGCCTTGAAGACATATTAGAAAAGATTGAAAAACAGGCGGTGCCGAACGCTAACCTAGTAGCCGCAGCGCCAGAGCTGTTGGAAGCTTTGGAAGGGGTTATGCGCTTTGTACAGACAAAAGGTGAGCCTTTTTTACCCAGAACAGAAGCTATTGAGAAAGCTATAGAAATAATCAACAAAGCAAAAGGAGAAGAATAATGAAACATACACCAGGGCCTTGGCATGTTCAAGCAATAACAGATGGTAGAAACATACGTGATTCTTCTAATCGTGGTGTTGCCCGCGCTGGTGAGTATTACGGTAGAAGTTCTGATTTAAACATTAAGAAGGATGAAGCCGAGGCTAACAAACACCTTATAGCCGCAGCACCGGAGCTTTTAGAAGCTTTGGAAAGAATAGTGAACGATAGCATGCATAAGGTTCATCCTATAGCTAGTCAAATGGCCCTAGCAGCAATCAACAAAGCAATAGGAGAAAAATAATGAATCAAATACTTACTTTATTCTTTAACCCATTCGCAGGGCCAAGCGGCATTAATTTTCTGGCAGTTGTGATCTATATCGCAATTGCAGCGTTGGTTCTTCTTGTATGGCTAGAGAGGAAATATAAATGAAACCATCACTAACAATAATCGTAATCTGTATGGTTCTCATAACGGCCGCTGTAGCATCTTTAGATATGGAAGCCTTAAGAGAAGAAGCTCTGGCCCAACAAGAAGCAAAACGCATTGAGTCGTATTTACAATGGCGTGATGCTAATCCTGGGATATACAACACACCACCAGTAGTATTGGCAATGTTGGGAGTGGAATAATGCCTCCAAAAATAAATTGCACGGGAAAAACCTATGGAAGACTAAAGGTCTTGTCTGAATGTACTAAGATCAAAGGAAAGAAGAGGAAAGTATTATGCCTATGCTGCTGTGGCAATAAGACTTTAGTATATCTTGGGCATCTATCTGCGGGCCGAACCAAAAGTTGTGGGTGCTTACGAAAAGAAATGCTCACGACGCATGGAAAGAGAAAGACGCAGGAATACGAGGTATGGATTAACATGAAACGCCGTTGTTTTAACAAAAATGTGCCAGAATATAGAAATTATGGCAACAGAGGCATTACCGTCTGTGTCGAATGGGAGAATTCATTTGAAACCTTTATAAGAGATATGGGGCCGAGGCCAACGTCTAGTCACTCCATCGACAGAATTGACGTAAATGGTAACTACGAGAAAAGTAACTGCAAATGGTCTACTCGTCAAGAGCAGGCATTGAATAGAAGAAACAACAGAATTGTATCCTACAAAGGTGAGCAAATGCCGTTATCAAAAGCCTGCGAGATGGCTGGTATAAATTATAGCTCGGCATTAAGGCGTTTAGACAGAGGAAAAGACTGGCAAAAAGTAAAACATAAAAGTTAGGGAGAGATTGGAATGACCGCATTTATAATAGGTTTTGTGGCTGGCCTATCCACAAGGTTTGTCACGCTGAAGCAATCGGCTGAGTTTGTAGGTAAACTATTAAAGAGGATGAAGAGATGACTGAACAGAAGATAACTTTTACGTTGGATGAAATCAAAAAACATAATCTATGTGTAAGCGGATATAAAAAGCTTATCAAGAATCTTGGGGGTATGACGAAGTACGGAAAACACACACCCATAACTATTGACCAAATTTATGAAAGTAATGGATACGATGACACTTTATGGTGTTTGAGAACTACCCCTGAAGAAACCCATTATCTATGGAGGCACTTTGCAGTCGATGCGGCCAGTGCTGTTAAGCATTTAATGAAAGATGAAAGAAGTTTAACAGCTTTAAAGGTGGCTAGATTATATGCACAGGGCCGATCCTCAGATGCTGCTTGGACTGCTGCTAGTGATGCTGCTAGTGATGCTGCTAGGGATGCTGCTAGTGATGCTGCTTGGGATGCTGCTAGGGATGCTGCTTGGGATGCTGCTTGGGATGCTGCTAGTGATGCTGCTAGGGCTGCTGCTAGGGATGCTGCTAGTGATGCTGCTAGGGCTGCTGCTAGGGATGCTGCTAGTGATGCTGCTAGTGATGCTGCTAGGGATGCTGCTAGGGATGCTGCTTGGGATGCTGCTTGGACTGCTGCTAGGGATGCTGCTTGGGATGCTGCTTGGGATGCTGCTAGTGATGCTGCTAGGGCTGCTGCTAGTGATGCTGCTAGTGATGCTGCTAGTGATGCTGCTTGGGATGCTGCTAGGGATGCTGCTTGGGATGCTGCTTGGGCTGCTGCTAGGGCTGCTGCTAGGGATGCTGCTAGTGATGCTGCTTGGGATGCTGCTAGGGATGCTGCTTGGGATGCTGCTAGGGATGCGCAAATACGCCTATTATCTGATTATTGTAGGCTAGGTAAACGTCCATCAAGAAGTGAAGAGAGGTTGGTTGAATACATCAAAGAAGAGATGGCTAAAAATGACTGAACAGGAAGCTTATAAACAAGGGCAAGAGAGTATGCGGAAGAGGTGTGCCGAGTTTGCAAGAACTCACTCAATGGCTTCTTTGTCCACTGTCGGAAATGTAATAATTAAAATGAAAGGCTCAAGCCTTAATAGTGAACTGCTTGCTGATGCAATAAACAACCTACAACCAGAGGACTTAAAGAATGACTGAGCAAAATAACAATGCAAAGGCTTTGGCCGAGGATATTATCTACCGTTTGGTCGGGGCAAACCCGACTGATGATTCGCCTTTGACTGCCGAGTTAAAACAACTCATAGACCGACACACCGACAAAGCGGTTGAAGCGGCTACGGCTGCGAGTTCAGGACTAACATTCGCCTCAGTAAAAGCAGAGATACTGCTTAGGACATGGTCCCACCCAAACTATAAGAAGGTTACAAATACCGACAGATATCTCGCAAAAGCTGCGTCAGATGACCTAACAAAAGCTTTCAATGATCTTATCAAAGTTAAAGGAATTTAAAATGCAAAAATGTAGCTTAAACATCGAAGACAGCTTCAACGCTGACCATGTCACCAGGGCGATGCTTGCCGAGCAGGCCGCGCTTGATCGGAAGACCAATGGTGATTTTGTTAAAAAGTCTTACGAGAGAATGTGGAAAGAACAAGGTTAAATAAGGGGGTTGATATGAGTGATTCGTATAAAGAAAGCGTAGAAAGTTTAATGAAAATTGCACATGAAGAAACCGTTGCAAACTATTTTGATATGATGGAATTCGCTAGTGAAGTGACAGGGAACTATAGGATTGCTGTAGATGATGAATCAGATATTAAGATAACTTTGAAAATTCAAAGGCTTCCAAGTGAAATATAAAGGCATAAGAGTATTCCAAGCTAACTGGCCCTTTGTGTTTGACAAGGGGGCACGGGGTGTGGCTCTTCGGTGGTTTATCGTTATTCGGAAGACTAAGAAACTATACGCTTGGTCTAAAGTAAATTCACCCAATAAAGGTACTGGGACATATGTTTGCAGTAGACAAGCGGTATCCGCAGAAAACTGCAAAATCTTAGAACGTTAACTCGAACATGAGTACTATCACATCTGCAAGCAGCGCAAGATGGGATTGATCTGGTTCTGGCGTTGGTTAACCGATATAGACTTTAGAACGATTCAAGAACGGCTCGCTCAAGCTGCTGAAACAAGGGAGGTTGTGTGATGGAAAGGATTCAGAAAAAAGCTATAGAACAATTTGCTAAAGAAAATGGATACAGGAGGCTTCAATTTTGGGAAAAAGATTGGTTTTTTATGATTGTGTTCTGTGGTGGATCTGTCTTTTGTTTCGCCCTCCCAGTAATAGAATATTATTTAAAATAAAGGAGGATTAAGGATTAGAGAGTTGAATGGTGCGGCGCTCTGGCTAACAGGGCAGTTAGTGTTGTAGGCAATCTGCTTCAGTGCAGAGAATCCTGCCCGCACCATTGAACTTTTTAAACATGTAGACCGAATGCGCACATTGCTAAAATGTGTGAAGAAAAAGGGAGAAAGTTGATATGAGCGATTTAAGTATATTTGTATATGGGGGGTTTACTTTCTCCCTGATTCTTGGAGTAGGTTTTGCCGTAGGCTATCTGGTATTTTTGGGAAACAAGATGAAAACAGTTGATGAAATCTTAGCTCAGGATGAGCGGTATGGGGATGGTGCTTTGCTTGGGAAAGTCGTAGGTTTCGGAGCACAGACTAACGGAGCCTTGGCTACAATGGCTGATGCCGAGATAAACGCAGCTAAAGCTATTGCAGCGGAGAAGTTGGTCGATGCGCTAGCTGTTGGTGCTGAAGCTCTCCACGAAAATGTGAATGCGGCAGACAATAGGTCAATGTCAATTATTGATAGATCATTGATTATAAGTCTTGGTAGACAGACTGTATTTAAAATGGAACAAGCCCTAAAAGACTGGCAAGAACTAATGGAGGTCATAGAAGGTGAAAAGAGTTGAACGGCAAAGGGCATCTATCAGAGATTTATATACCGATGTTTTCGACATGGCAGAGCTAGATTTGCTTCAAAGGGATATGCCTGTGAGAATCCCACCCGAACCACAAGAGTTAAACTCTGAACAAAAGTTAAAACTATTAGCCGCTATAGCCAATGCGCAAGAAGCTTTAGACGATATAATGGAAAACTTACCTGAAGCCGTCGTAGCCATCGAAGCTTACCAGAATATTTGTGACATCGTCGAAATGTGTATGGATGCTGGCCTGGCAGACGAGGATATGGAGAACGGATTAACTGGTAGGGAGGCTGAAGAATGGGACTACAACGAGAAGTAACAAAACAGCGTAAAGGTCTAGAGGCACGGAAAATGTTTAATGTATGGGCAAACACACTGCATGAGCCTAGAGAGTTCAGTCAGCAGGCAATAGTGGATTTTATTCTACATCTTCAAAGCCAAGGGGAGTTGCGGGACTCTTTAAACGGAATAATGACTGAACTGTATCAACAACTGGTGAATCCAAGCCCAGAGCAGATGAGCGGGCTCACAGCCCAAGAAAGGCGGTTTCTATTGGTTGAGGTTAGGCGGCAACAAGCCCAAGTCACCGATATGGCACGCAATCCTGTGGCCATGGAAGTAATCGTTGCCTACAAAGACTTGGTTATAGCCGCTGACCACCTCAAAGCTGCCGGTTTATCCATTCACGAGATAGACGGGCCGAGGGCTGATGATTGGCTGCTCGGAGAAGAAGAACAACCTATAGAAGAGGAGATGGAATAATGCAACGGCAACCGGTAAAGAAAGAAAGGGCTTTAGGGAAATTCCACGCCTGGGCTAGTGCACAGGGGGCACAAACGGCTCTCAATGAAGAATCACTGGTGTCGTTCATCTGTCATATTGGACGAGAAGGTGAATCTCAAGAGATGATTAATGGCACAGTTGACCATTTACAGCAGGAACTTGCGGATATTAAGGAAGAAGCGATGGCTTACGCCCAAGTCTCTGTCCGGAGTAGAGGGTTATAGGATGATTGTACCTCTTTTATTCGTATTAGGCGGCCTCTGGAGATTGTACGATGGAAGTAGTGCTGCCAAAGGCACAGGAATTTGGATGAAGCCTTTATTTGTACTCCTATGCGTTTGGGCTTTATGGCCGTTAAGCAGTGATATTTCACTTAACGGTATGGCTACACCTAACATACTGAATATACTAACGCTTTTATGGATTGTCAGTGTGAGTGCTATCAATATATTCACTGGTCGCACTAAATGGGAATCGTTTACTTACATGCCGTTTAGATATTCAGTGCCGGCTGCTGTGGCCGTTGCTCCTGCTTTATTGTTTGAACTTGTGACAATCAGTCACGGACTGCTCTATGCCGGGTTAATGGCTTTCGCTGGGCTTATGTATCCTGTGCTTTTCTGGGTGGATAAAAAGCTTGTTAAGGGGCGAGGGAAAGGATTGCCTAAGTGGAGAATCATAGATGGGCCAGAGGCATACAGTAGAATGAATTTAGGCGGTTGTCTTATTGCAGGTTTAAGTTTGCTGGTTTAATAAAAGGAGAAATATATCAATGTATCCAAAAACAGAATGTGTAGGAAAAACCTACGGAAGACTAACGGTCTTATCTGAGTGTCCTAAAATATCAGGGGAACACAGAAAGGTGTTATGCCTATGCCGATGCGGAAATGAGGCTTTAGTACAAACCTCTAATCTTTTCTACGGCTCAACAAAAAGTTGCGGCTGTTTACAAAGAGAAATTAGCACGACGCATGGAAAAAGAAAAACACCTGAATACAAGGCATGGGTTCACATGAAGGGGAGATGTCTCAACAAAAACGATCAAGACTATAAATATTATGGTGGTAGAGGGATTTCTATATGTGATGAATGGAAAGAATCGGTTGAGAACTTTATAGCGGATATGGGCAACAGACCATCATCTAATCATTCCATCGACAGAATTGACGTAAATGGAAACTACAACAAAGATAATTGTAAATGGTCTACTCGCCAAGAACAGGCATTAAATAAACGTAATAACAGACTTGTCTCCTATAGAGATGAGCAACTTCCTTTAGCAGAGGCTTGTCGAAGAGCAGGTATAAACTACAGCACGGCATTTAGTCGTTTATGGAGAGGAAAAGATTGGGCAGGCAAAGCCGCTTTATAAACCATCTTCGTGACGTCAAGTAAATGGTCAAAGTATAACGAGAAGCCGCTATACACGGTTAAGTTTAGATAGTTAATAAAAGGAGAAATAAGATGGACATTGAGAAAGCTACATTAAGAGTCAAACAAAGATGGTTTGAGAATTGTTACCGTCAATACAAGAAAAGTCCAGAGTTTAACCCTAATCGCGGTTGGATTCCTGTTAAATATGACCCAACAATGTGAATCCTTGCTAGATTAAAAAATGCAGGATTTCATAAGGAATTTACAACAACATGGCATACTGATCCAATGACAGGGGATATGGTAATCACTGAAACAGACAGACAAGTTTCAACCGGCCAGGAGTCGCTTTAACACACCAAGCCAGTCGAAAGGAGATGCCCCCTGCCATAATGGGGGCTAATTTAGAAAAGGAGATAAGATGATGGATCACAAATACAGAAAGAAGCCGATTGTAATTGAGGCTTTTCAAATGACTGAAAGACAAATGCCAGGTTGCTATGAGTGGCCACAATGGTTAGTTAGTGCTACTTTTTTGAAACCAGGTGAACGAAATCATATGAGTTCAATATTGGCCGACGATGACGATGGAGAAAAAATAGCAATCGGTTGGGAGATATTCACTTTGGAAGGGGTTCACCAGGTTACTTTAGACGATTATATCATCCAAGGAATAAACGGTGAACTTTATCCATGCAAGCCTGATATTTTTGAAAAAACTTACGAAAAAGTAGAATAGGTTTATGCCCAGCGGCGAAAATTCGCAGGAATAAGGCAGGGCCTTCTCTTTAAATAGGGATGGCACTTACAACCCCTAATCAGTGGGGGCTTGCCGAATATATTGGACGTTGGGCGCCTTATTAAACAACAAAAAGGAAAAGCAAATGGAATTCATAGAAGACATAATTCAAAGCGAAGTGCCGATAGTGCTATTCCTTAAAAACGGAATAAAGCTAAATGGTCTTATTACTGAACAGAATGAGGCATACCTGCTCTTAAGCGGACAAGGGACTATTCAGCTAGTCTTTATGGGGGCTATAGCTACAATTATGCCGGTTCCTATACGAAACTAGGAACAGTTCTTATCCCATTTCTCATTATGAGAAAGGATCTCACGCTCTATTAGGCTTCCTGATTGGACTCCCTTGTCAATATATCTGATAAAAGGGCTTACCCATTCACAGCCATTAGTTCCACTTGTCACGCAGCCGCTTAAGCTCGTCATCATCAGCGCCATCAATATCAGCTTCAATTCTTCTTCCCTCCTGGGCTCTCTCAGCGGCCTTTCTAGATGATTTCTCCCTAACTTTGGCAGCACCGTACTTGATACCTCCAAAGATTAAGAGAAATGGTTTTAGAAGAGGCTTAAGAACTCCCAATAAAACCTGAATAAGAATAGCCATTATTTTTTGTTGGGCAATACGTACGTAACGCCTGCTGTCACAATAGCTGCAATACCAGCAATCATTTCAGGTGTTAAGACACCTTCGCTAACCACATTGGTCAATACCAATATACTAACAATTGATGTTAAAAAGGCACCGATTGCTTTATCAATGGAAGTAAACATACTATTTCTCCTTTAGTTCAAAATGGGCAAAATCCAGAAAGGTCTGGTCAGCACTGTTGCCATCACCATCCCAATCACCGCCCCATCTTAACTGTACACCCTCTAAAGAAGCCGCTGCAAACATTAATCCTGCCAAGATATGAAATCGTATGGGATCATTCCATACATTAATCCCATTAACCCTTGAAGGATAAGGCAAAATATCAACAGCTTCAGACATACCCTTTTGATTCGCCAAATGCTTACTTTGCAGCGTTTTAGACTTTCCATCATGAAATAACTGCTTTTGACGCTCATAAGACCTCACCCCTTCAAGGATGCTAAAGTCCATAACGCCAAAGGATAAAGCCCTTTTACATATGCTTACAAGGCGCTTGTCGCAAGTATTAAGTCTCTCGGAAGAATTCCCTGAGAAAAAGAAGGTCATCTGCGTTGCTCTATTCGGTGCAATCGCTTCTCAAAGCTTAAAAAAGAGCTATTCATAACAGCCACGGTTTTATCTAAGCTAGTCACTGCCTTGGAAAGCTCCATAACAGTGGAATTTAAAGAAACAAAAATAAATGTGGCTAAAGAAAATATTATCCCACCAGATAATGTTACAAGCCATTTGGTTCGTCTTAACCGTTCGTCTATCACAGTATGGATCAATTTCTCCACCTTTAATCTAAATGCTGGTGTTTCCATAATATCGTCATGAGCCATCACTATATCCCTTAAATTTATAAAAAACAGTAAAACAATTTTTCCTTAGACTCCACCTCATGCCTAAAAGCCGTCTTGCTTCCTGGATAGGGACATCATTAATCCTCTTGTAAAAGAACCTATGATTGTTCATATGCTCAATTTCCACAACCCTACCATGTTTAAATTGAAATCGTCTACCTTTTATAATTAACGAACAATCCCCATAAGGCGCTGTAAATATTGAAACTATCAGGCCCTGGAAGTTACAAGGTATTCTGTGTGCAATATAGCAATGTTCTTTAGAAAATCTTAACCTATTCAATCTGTAAGACGATTTTATCAAGTTGATCAAAATAGGTGTAAAAATAACAATGGATACCAAAAGTATTATTAACTGGGTCACAGGTCTTATAGACATGTTTTGTACATTTGTCGTGGCAATATATTGGATTAAAAACCAAGTAGACGTAACCATAATGACGAAGGACAGAAACTTATCCACTCTCTTTCTATAAGAAATATGTCTGAAAGCTCCCAGAGAGATTAATAGAAGGATTACATAACCAACTATGTCATAGAAGTACCATTGGTATTCTGAAGGAAGATATGGGGTTAAGAGAGCTTGAAGGAAATAGAGACCTATTACTACCGCAAATGGGCTCATTTTTTATTTTTACGAGAACTTTTCTTCTTCAGGCTTTTAGCTTTTTTAACTGCCGCGTTTTTAAGTCTGTTGACAGGATGGTTCTCAATAAATTTCTCTCTAACTTTTTTAGAAAAACCACTTGGAGTGGAAGGGGGTCTTTGTCCGGCCATTGAATTTATCTCCAGTGAGTATCGTCACAAACATTAAAACTTAAAGTTTCGTCATGTGTCAGGCAGTTTATCATATTTCTCAGATTGCCACAGCTTCTTCTTACACTTAGGATCCAAGAATCCATGTCGCTTGTTGTGTTTATAAGAGTTCTATCATTTGACGACAATCTAGAATTGTTGCCAGACTTTAAGGATACAATATCTCTATTCTGTAATCTCATCACAAAGGCTAAGGCATTCAACTGTTTATGATAAGGATACTTACTTAATATCCTACGACCGGCTTCTTCATTGGCCTGTTTTCTCAGTTTTTTTTTAACAATGTCTAATTCATTGTCCATGTGGCGAGCTAGGTCTTAAATTCATCAACTTCAACTATCTGGGCAGTAACTGTATTAGCAGCGTTTGCTGTGCCCCATTGGCCTGTTATATCTACTGTTTGATTAACAGTGGTATCAAGAACAAGCGTAGATGTATTTACCAAAGCGAAATGGTCATTTTGGGAGGTTAGGAAGCCACCACTGGCCATAATAGTACCTGCGGCCCCTTCACTGCGTACCACAAATTCTAAATCAAGTACCCAATGGTCATCAGAAATAGAACCCAAAGCAGAAGCGCCGCCATCGCCTATCAATGTGGTACCTAATTTCACGCGCAGTTGAAATGTTGGGTTACCCGTATCAGAAATAATACCCTGGGCTTTTATCAAAAACTTAGTGCCAACTTTAAGATTTGCAGCAGGTATTGTGATGCTACCCGTACCTGTGGCTATTAAAGTTGTTTCGGTAACAGTATTTGCTATTACAGCATCAGCATTAGAAATAAATAAAACGCTTGGTGGGATTAATACACGAGTAGTCACACCAGCTCTATTTACTGGATAACTATCACTAGCTACTGCTGCACCGCCGTCTGGTAATTCTGATATCTTTGAGTTGGCCATTTAATATCTCCTATGTGGAACTTTCTAATTCAATTTTAAAACCGTCTTCCTTTAAAAGGAACGCACCATCCTCTTTCAGAAGAAAAGCTCCTACAGCGCCCCCACTTCCAGTTTCTAAACTCCTGGAAATGTTTTGGCCAATATCTTCACTGAGAGCGACCCCGATGCTCATTAGCGGTTCTCATAAACAATCATTTGAATACTGGTTGAACCACCAACGCTGGCAACATTCATGGCAAGCTTAACAGGGAAATGCCCAGGGCCAGTACCAACATCACTGGATATTTTGATATTTCGTGCGCCATTAGCCGTGAAAGCTACAGCGGCACCGGATTCATCAGTCACATCTACAAATGTAACCCCACCATCAGCAGATACCTGAAGCGTTGCTGTGGCAGTGTCAAAAGTGCCTTGAACGAAAATAGTTTTGAGAATAGCAGCCTCACCCTCACCACGGGGACTTTGAAGAGGAAAAGCCTGGCTTCGTGTGTTGGTGGTTACAGCATCGGTTATATAACGAGCCATTATAGTTCTCCTTTATGTTGAAACATTGTATCTGAATTGGACTTAAAAAGCTTCTTGAAAATATGTTCAACCAATCCAGTGATAAACATAATGCTTAAAACAGCCAAGACCAAGGTACCAAGCCATGGAATGGTAAATAAAAGCCAGATAAATAAAGCTAACAAAAATAAATTCATTATTGTATTGCCCCCTCAATTGGTGGAACTGTGCCAACCCCAGCAGCAGCGGGAACTACGCCAGGAATCCTTGGTATAACAGCCGCTACATCAGGGCGCAGATTAATCATCCTAACAACATCATCAACTGTTACTAACTGTTGTGGAGCAAAAGTAGTAGGAAGCTGCCTTCTAAGTAGGGGATTATTAGTCAGAATTTTTAGGACGAAATTCCCCACTCTATTTATAGGGCCACCCGTTTCAGCTTTTCTTAAGTCTTTCTCTAATTTATTCAAAGCTTTACGCTCATCTTCAGAGAATTTCCCAAAAAGGCTTTTATTGTTTCTTCTTAAAGATGAAATCTCATTAGCCAAGCCACGCATCCATATTAAATCATCTATAGTCCCACCAGTTGCTTCTTGTGAGCTTCTTGTAGCTACACGAAACATCCTGCTAACAACAGATTGCTTTAACAGGTTGGTAACATCAGCCCCTTCTTCTCCAGCAGACTTCACAGTTTCATCAAAAATCTTTGCTGCATTCTTTGCTCTTCCTGGTGAACCAGAGCCCAGAAATATTGAACCAATACCTTCAGGTGTTTCACCTTCACCTATAGCTTTGGAAGTTAAGGCTGGCTTTTCAAAGCGGCTACCAAATTCTCTTCTTTTTGAAATAGCCTGCTTCCATAATGCAATGCCAGCTTTAGGGCCAGTAACAGCATTCCTTTGAAAGGCAGAATCCATGAAGTCATCTATAACTCCCACAATTTCCCCAGCAGCTCTACCCTTAGAACCTCCTCCAACAGAAGCTTTGGTTGCAGCTCTTCTTATTCCTTGAAGGGAATTCACTGTTATGGGGCCAGCATCAACTAATTCTTGGATTCTGTTAACAGCATTTCCTGTGAGAGCTCTAACATCATCATCAATAGTCTCGCCAAGTATCCTGTTAAGAGGACCTAATACTTCACCAGAGACATCATCTGTTTTAACAAATGCCGACCGACCTTTTTCTTGTGCCTTTGTAAAAAGAGTTCCAAATTGATCCTGCAAGTTACTTGCTTGTCTTTTAAGTACATCTTGGACTTCTCCAATTAAAGGGATATCACTTACACCTTCTCTAACTTGTCCAAGTAACTGACGAGCGATAGGAGATACTTCAGGTGCTCTTTGAGCCACTGCTTGCACTCCTCGTGCTGTGAGTTCTCCAACAGCTCTTACGCCTCTAGCAACGGCACCAGCCAATGGAGCAGCGACAGCACCAACTGGGCCACCTACAGCCGCACCCACGCCAGCCTGGGCCGCTCTTTGCAATAAAGCTTCTCCAGGAGCTTCTGTTGGTGCGATGGGTTGTGCTCCAGCGGCTAATCCACCCCCTAAAGCACCTAATCCAAATCTACCAGCAGCAGTAGCAGCGCCACCAGGTAATGCAATAAAAGGAGCTACCTGGCCAGCGAATCTACCAACGGCTCGAGCACCTGTTGGTCTAGGAGCTGCCTGCAATGCTGTTACAAGTTCTCCAACTTCTCCACGTCGCGCTTCTGCACCTGGAATACCTAAACGAGACGCCAATTCAGTACCAGTTTGAGCAACACCAGTAAGAGTTTCTAAACCACCTCTAGCCAATCCTCTAGCGAATTCCTGTATTCCAGCAGGTACACCCACACGTTGAGCCAATGTTTCTGGTCGCCCTGGAACGCTACCACCTCTACGTTGGAGCTCTGCCAATGCTTGTTCGATTGTAACGCCTGGTGACGGAGCTACAGGTGCGGCTTGAGGAGCAGGGCCAGAAATGGCCACACCTCTCCTCTGTAGTTCTGCAATGGCTTCTTGTGTGGTTACCATTATTGCCCCTGGATAATTCTTAGCAATTCTTCGTTAGATAATGTCCGAACAGATACAGGCTGTTCTTGAACTTGAGTGAGTGGCTCTCGTAACATTGCAGGCCCTTTAATTAAATCGAGTGTTCCTTTTAATTGCTCTCTTAAGCTCAACAATTTTTCTTTTCTTGCCTCTTTTGTATCAAGAGGAGATGGGAAAAATCTCACAGCAGCTCTTTCAACTTCTGATTCAGGGACAGCTGCACCTGACTCTGCTCTTAATTGAGCATTGGTGGCACCTAATATCAAAGAACGTGCACGTCTCCCTGTAGTAAAAGGAACCCCCTGGAAGCCAACTCCAAAAACAGGTCCCCTAGTAGAGAGAGCTTCAAAGAAGCCAATACCTTCCCCTTTTTCTTCAAAAAGAGATAGAGCCTTATCAATATCTTTAATTCCTTTCTGAACCATAGCAGCTTTAGCCGCCTGTTCAGGAGACAAACCTTCTTCCAACTTTCTCTTTTCTTTCTCTAACGTTCTAAGGTTTTTTATCTCTTCATTATTCGCTTCCAATTGAGCTTTAAAAAAGTCTTTAAATTCAGGATCAACCAAACCAACGCTTATTTGTCTATTTTTCTGTTTCAATTGTTGTATTTGAAGTTTTGGGCCTTCAGCAGCAGCTATATCTAAAGTTTGCCCTCCAAATCCTTGAGGGTCAGTCAAACCTCTAATTAGTTGCTGCCTTCTTTGAGATGTTTGCTGTAACCGCTTTTCTTTTCTTTCTTTTACTTCAATCCCTCGTTCTTGTATTCCCAATTGCTGTTGCTGGAAAGGGGTAATAGGGGCGGGTTGTAATGTCTGCGCAAACTTTAAAGCAGCAGGGGTTCCTATCTGAGCCAAAGATTGAATAGTAGGGGAAGCGCCAGGTTGAGCAGCTAGAGCATTTAGAATCTCCTGGGATTGTTGGCCTGCTCGTTGTTGCTGTTGCCTTTGACCAGCAAAACCTAATTCAGATATGCCCCCAGTGCCTAAAGCCAAAAGCCCACGGCCAAAACCCGCGCCTAAAGTTGATAAAATGTTTCCATCAGCCATTATGCTACCCTTTTAAATTCAATCCCGATTTTATCGTAATTAACCGCTTTATATCCTGATAATTCAACAACAGCTTCAGGCATTACACCTTCAACTTCATCAGCCATAACACCTTCAAAAACGCCATCCATACCATTGTATGAGAATTCATAGATATTAAATCCATTCTTATTATCAATTAGCTTGATATTGTTTTTCAAGCGTCTATCGGAAGGAGATACTCCAAGAAATGGCGCTGCTGCTTGTCCAAATTGTGCCGCTACTTTACTAACCCTACCCAACGCTCCTGGTTGCTCAGGGCCAAAACCAATTCCCCCACCTCCCCCTGGAACTTGCGTACCAAGTTGACTAAGAAATTCAACCGCTCTTAGAGGAGCTTGTTGTTGACCTAAAGCTTGCTGTTGAAGCAATCCACCAGCGCCAAGAAGGTCTAAAGCACCTTGTCTTTGCCTACCAATCTCACCCAAAGCCCTGCCAGCAGCAGATTCAAAGGCTTGCGCACGAGATACACCAGACTCACGCCCGATAGTTTCCAATAGATTTCTCCCTAACTCAGATTCCAAAACAGCTTGGCGAGTTCCACCAAAGCCACCAGCAGCAGAAGCACCAGCGCCAATATCGCTTATGAAGCCTCTACCGCCTCTTTGGATGTCTGCAATAGTGTTTTGTAGTACCTGTTCCTGAAATGGGTTAAAGAACGTCCCTACACCTGTTTGAAACTGTTCCTGGGTTAATGGCTGAGCCAAGCCACCTAATTGTTCAATAGCTTGTAGTTGTTGGGGTTGTAAAGCAGCAGGAGCAAATAATTCTGGTCGTCCGCCCAATTCTAATCCGCGCGTCTGGGCTGCTTCAATCGTACGTTGAACTTCAACAGGTAAAGTTTGAAATGCTGTTGGCTGAGTTACCTGCTGTGGTTGCTCACCAAAAAGATTACCGAATACTCCACTCATTGTTTTACCTCATAAAAAATATGTGTTTGGTTAGTATCTGCTTTAATAAATCCTGATTCCTCAAGCCTATTTATATATTTCTGTATGCCAATAGAGCAATATATCAGAGTAAATCCGTTGCTTTTGGCCCATTCTTTTGCTGATTCAATAAGAAAAGTTAGGGCAGCATCTCTTTGTTCTTTACCAATTTCAGGATTAGAAACAACAAATTCAAAAATACAGATTTTACTATCTGTACGGTATATAAACCCAACACATGCAGGTTTGCCGTCTGCCTCCACTAAGATACCGGTGGCGCTTAGATGTTCTCGCTTCGGAGGGTATGAGCGAGAAGCTATCCACCATTTCTCTATAATGCCATAATGTTCATCATATGAGAAATCCTTTTTACCAAGCTGTGTCAAGTGTTCTTCTATCCCATTTTAAAGTTCCACTTACATCAATCAACGTATATTCAAAAGCGCCATCGGCCTGTATAACAACATCTCCCTCAGCATCATCGGCCAGCACATCTGTAGGGCTTGAAGGAACACGGTCTGTACTTCTTCCAGAGACAAAAACCTGATTAAGATTTCCAAAATCAGGAATGTCCTCATTCTCCCTTATTCTACTTGCCTCTCTTAGGACATCTGAAATTTGAGTAACTGCATTTAAAACATCTTCTTGATTTATAATCTCAACAGTAAGAACGGGCCATGTGGTCTGGGTCATTTCCTAGAGCCTTCTTGTATTTCTTGCAGCCAAACTCCACCACGCCAAGATTGACCAAGAACATCCCCATCTATTTGATATTGAATATACCGACCATTAATCCTTCTACCAAAAGATATTTTATCATCTGTATCCGTGATGGTAAAAGAACTGGTTCCTACAATGGAATTTGCATAAGCTTTCCTATTAATAGTAAGGGAAATATCCCCATTCTGGATACTATCAGGCACAATAGCTCCTAAATCTAAAGTATTGGTGCCAGAACTCATGTAATTGGTTCTCAATGTGAAAGGTAAAGATACTATATTGTCATCAGTGCCTTTCTCATGACGGTAGAAGTTACCATTAATATCCACCATTCTTGGGAAGCTACCGAGGATATTTGGATACTCGCCAGCCGTTCTATCCAGGGTGTCTGGCGTCCACGTGAAGTCACGGATATTCAACCGAGCAATTCTATCAGGTTCAATGCTACCGTCAGACGGATAGTGGAACCAGATTTCGTTAAACTTTTCATTGTAAAAGGCAAAAGACTTCTCAATATTCGCCTGATCAATATTATCAAATACAAACTTCTTCAAAGTTGTCTGAGTAGTTGTATTGCTGGGAATGATCTCTACATTACCACCTTTGTAGTAATAGAAGTTATCCAATCCCATCCAATAAGCAATTCCATTTACTACCGTCCTTGCATTAGGGGCTACAAGACCACGGCCACCATCCAATTGCCTGGTCTCCCATACAAAAGGTTTTCTGATATATCTGAACGTATATACCTGATCCTTGGTAAAAAGGAGATTAAAGCCTCTCAGGGCTGCATGAGATATAAACTGGCTCGCTCCTTCAATGTCATCTTGACCAGCTTGATTCTGCGCTGTAGATGTCCATGTGGTTAGATTCCCCTGATCAGACCACTGTATTCTGTTGCCAACATCACCAGCACCAAGCGTTACCACTATTTCATTGCTTGTAAATGTATAGTTTATAGCTGTTGGAGCGTTTATAACCAGTTCTGGTAGCGTTGAAACTGAACCATTCCAGGAATAAATACCAGTTTGGTCTCCTGGTGTGGAAATAATTAAATCTCCAAAGCGATCAAATGACCATATCCTTGCAGGTGTAGGGGATGTGGCTGTTTTAGCTACACCATATTGCCCTACACCATATTGTCCTAACCCATAACCAGCACCCGTTGTGGGATTGCACAATCCTTCTGGTATTTGTTCTGCAATATCAATGGAGCCGCCTACGCCTGATACAGAGCTTGTTGCAAAGGCATCAGCTATAATATCGTAGCCACCCGCTGTGACACTTTGAATGTTACGTATGCCATTAATGTTTACTGCCTCAATACCGCCAACTGAAACAGCCAAATTGGAAATGACCACGTTATCACCAGCCACAAAATCATTTACATCAGCCACGTTTACAATTCTTGAGGCTCTTTGAACAGCCGCACCACCACCACTGCCCGTAGAAGTAGCCAAAGTCGTGACTGTAATGTCATAAGTGTTTGTGGTGACATTCCCAACACTGTGAGTCGTATTTAATTCAATGGCTGGAATACCATTAACAGCAGTGGAGCCAGATATATCTGCAAAACCACCATTTGTGAACTTATGGGCTGTGTCAGTGATTGTGACGGTGGCTGATCCTGACGTAGTTGCGAAGGGATCGTTACCCAAAGTGCCAAAGAAAGTAGAAAGAACATTATTCAGGGTTGTTGTTGTGGTTTCAACAGGCGTTATATTGCTGAGTTGTTGAGCGCTGATATTGTACAAATTGGTATGAGTACCAACAATATAAGAAACATTGTTATTGAGTACATAGCTGAAAACATTCCTAGGACAGCCCTGAATGCTAAATTTCCCCGTGAAGGAGACAATATCCCAGCCCCCAATCTTCTCAGGGAAGCCATCCACAAACCTTATTTTATCCGTGAAGGTATAATGCCTTGTGGACTGCTCAGTGAAATCTGTTACGGGTTGAACACCAGGGATGACTTCAATTGGACGTAATACATAAGGCATACCAAGCTCTCTTTATTGAAGTTCTACCGGCCATAATGCTTTTAATTCTTCCGGGGTGATGGCTGAAGTGAGAACAAACGTTTGAGGAATGTCTCGCAACACCTGTTTGGCAGGCTGGACGTTCAGCGCTTTCATCGTTTCCTTGTCTAGCTCTCTAAGTTTTTCATCCCGCAATTTACGGATATTATCCATATGAATGGTGCGTGCTTTGCCCATATCCACATCTACTGTTTCTGTAGGGTTATCATCTGTCCAGGCCTCCCTGAATTGATCATCGCGGGGTATTGAATCTTCTGCAATTTCTCTATAGGAGACTACACCATAAGCTTTATCTGCATGTCTTACATGTAGCTCTAAATCGCGTGTCCAGTCTTGCTCGCGACTTCTAAAAATACTCACTCCGCCATCTAATCTTTTTATAGCAAAAACTCTCATTTAAATATCTCCCAATATTGCGAACATTACTTCGGTTCCATCCGTTGGATCAGCATTAAAGTCAACATTGATAACCTGAACCGTGGTCGTTGCTTGAGCTTCAGTTGTCACTTGTAAATAGTTTCCAGCTATTTTCTGAGAGCTGCATATTACCGCGTAATTAGCGTTCGCCATAGCGGTGGAAAAAGTAAATGTATAGTTACCAGTTCCGTTGTCAGTAATACTGGATGAGAAATTATAACTATCTACTACTGAAGGGGTACCTGTACCATCTGCGTGCATCCAAGCTTTTGGAACCCCTGGGTGAAATTTCATAGTTGCAGGTGTGGCTACAAGTGAAGCGCCCGTTTCCCCAACCGCTGTTTCTGCTTCAATTTGAGCTTCTGTACCTAATTCAACAATACCTTTTACGGTTAGAGTTGCATCATCAATCGGAGGAGGAGGAGCTGCGCCATTTTGAACAACATTCCATTCTGTGCCATCCCAGATGATGGATGCAAAGTCTATAACAGTGAATGTAGCGTTTCCATCAATGGTTTCAGCAGCATCCCCATCAAGAATCAAACTATTGGTAGCGTCCTCAATTTTAAAGTTAAGTACAAATCCATTAAATACAGTAGTACCAGCCGGTAGAGAAGCCGTTACAGTCCCTGCCGATGTATCCACTTGGAATTGAAAATTAAACTCCGTATTCAATACAGTGAAGTTTACAGTCTCATCAGATATGGTTCTTGGAAGATCAGCATCCAAAGAATCTACATTTGAATTTAACTGTCCACCCCATAGATCAGCATCTACAGGGTCAGCTACATTAGGCTTGTTGTAGTTAAAGTTTGGAGTTGTAGTGACCATTTATAGGTACCGTCTAAAGTACTACGAAGTTAAAAACAGAAGTGTCTAGAGCTGTTCCCGCAACGTTAAAGCCTGTACCAGGTGTCATAGTCTTAATAGATGGTGCAGCACCTACTGTGCCCCCAACCGTCCTTAAAGTCATCGCAACAGTGCTGTTGGCCGTTAGCTCAGTTGCAGGTACTACCACAGGGGTGGCGCCGTTAAGTGTAAAAGTGCCAACTCTGCGTTGAACGTCTCTTGAAGTTAATAAAGTCATTATATCTCTCCTTTAATAATTATAAAATCGCCGTCTTCCTCTATCCACAATATTCTCTGTTACAAGGTTGCCGGTAGAAGTTCGGTTGTATGTTTGTTTCTTAATCTGAATTAGCTCTCTTTGAGCATAGTTGTCATAGGTAGCGGATCGTACGTCGTCCTCTCTAAAGTCCCTTAGAATATCAGCTAAAGTGCGATACTCAATAAGCCTATCAGCGTTAACCGTGAAATCGTTACTCTCACCGTCAGCAACAAGATCAGGATATGTCTTACGATAGAAGAGCTTAACTATATAAGCCTTATCAGGAAAATAAAGTAGCTCAATCTGGTCATTCCTAAATGTGTACCATCGTGGCAATCCTACACCATCCACATTGATGGTGTCATATTGGAGTGGTGTGATATGAACTAATGTGTAGCGAACGTTCCCCTCTATTAAAGTTAAAGAATTTGGCTCGATAAATTGACCAAAGTCTGTTGGAAATCCAGTAGAAAGAATGGGATCCCCTACAGTAGCTGTCAAATCGACTATGTTCTCACCGAACCAAAAACTATCAGTTTCGTAATAATCTATTGTGGAATTGATCTGGGCATCCACCAGGGCATTTGTGATCCCTTGTACCGAGCCGTCATCAAGCTTAGACAAGATACGAGCTCTCAAATCCCCAAGTGTAGCCATTTCATTTCCTATAGATCATATGTGAATTCAGCGATCAAAGTAATATCACCGGCAGTCGTAGTCGTAGCGCCAGTAATAGTTACACTGATATACCCATCACCTGTAGCCGTGAAGCTAAGGCCAGTCAAAAGGCCGTCGTCAATAGGCCAGGTACGAGAACCTGCATCTTGAGGAATGTTCAAAGCAGCCAAGAATGCATTATCATCCTCGCCTGTCGTACCATCCAACAAGAAGCCCACGTCCATAGTGACGGTGACACCTGTGTCCAGGTCATCAGATACAATCGCCAGACTCGTTAGAGAAAAACCTTTCTCAAAACGAATCATCCCTACATTGGTACCTGTTACAGTCGAAGCGGGAATCGCGGCAATAGCTTTTTGAACTAAAACCCCTTGTGGTTCCTTTTTCGCCACGAATGTATTAACAGCAGTACCAGCAACATCACTAAAAATAGTTGGTGCAGTCATTTTTGATTACCTCCTTTTATTAGCTTGTGTGTGGGCCAGCGAAAGTGGCAATAACGGTAGAACCGAAATCTTCACTATCAAACTGTAGTTTCTTAACGCCATAGATCATCCTAGCTTCAATACCACGGTCATAGTCGTAGTCTTTGAGTTGCTCTTTAAAGATCAATGGAACGTTCCCACCGGTTTCTTTAAGGTCTTCTAGGGCACCACTAAAGCGAGATGCGAAAGAAGCAGCATTCCGGCCACAAAGTATGGCACGCCGCACGTTAGGAAGAGCAGCAGAAGTTGCGCTGCTTTGACCAAAGGCCACACGGAATGAAGGGATAATGTTCACATTGGCGTATTTACCAACTGGTTGAACACTATATGCGCTAGCTGTCATGATAGGGTTACCATCAATCTTGCCACCTTCCATTGCTGACAGATAGTTAATGTACCACTGGATTTTACCAGAAGTGTCACGTTTCAAGTCTGTTAGCTGTTCAAAAGAAATGAACAAGTCAAACTCTTGACCTTCCAAAGGTTCCACATGTGGATATGTACGCCCGAGTTGCTCAACAGAAGCATCAATCAAATCAAGTGCAAAAGTATCGCTTGAAGTAAGTGATTCATCGTTGGCAGCCCCACCAGCACGGATAACGCGGTTAGCGGTAGGTGCATTAATAGTATTAAGCCCTTGCACGATAGTACGGTCAGCCCCTGAATAAACAGTGGTATCAACAGTAATCGTGGTGGAGTTAACACCTGCGAGTTGGTTAAAAACTGATGCATCTAAACGTGAAGCGTGCCAGTCAGGCAATTGCTTACGAGCGCGTTGCTGGAATGGTACCAGAGTACGAGCTTGTTCAATTGTTTCATCGTTTGGTGAAAGTACAGCGTGACGAACCACGTTGTATTGCATTGAGAAAGCCTGTAAGTCCAGCGCTTCTTCGTTACCAGTTAGTGTGCCACCTTCAGTTTTACCAATTCCAGTAAGAATCCCAGTAAAGTTAAAAGTAACGTCATCACCTGCTCTGGCGTTGTCTAGCTCTTCAGCACGCATAATGGTGCCTCGGCTAGCCATACGACCAAAAGAGGTATTTTTCATCATATCGACAAATCCCTCAACCGACCATAGTTTGACGGTTAAAGCATTTCCCGTAAGCATTGATGTCTCAGCCATCTTAGCCTCCGTAATTAAGTTAAGTATCTAAAGCAGCCCCAATGACTACTTCCTTTTTTTCTCTTAGATACTGCTTGTTTTACGGCCCAGCGAAGGCGTGAAGAGAATCATATTTCAAAACATACTAGTGATAAAGCGCACTGTCGCTATTTGTATAGCTTACCAAAGAATAAAGGGGCCGTAAAGCCCCTCTATCTATCCAACATGTTTATGGGCTTTCTTAAACATCTGCTTGGTATCATTCTTCATAATATCATCCATGCTCATATTAAAGATAGCGTCAGGACTAGCCCCATCATTATTGGTAGCTGGACTACCTCCAATGAGGGATGTATTTTTCTTCATATTCTTTTTAAGGTTTTGCAAGTTAGGAGCCTTTTTAGACTTGGGATCAGATTTAACTGGCTCATAACCATGAGCTTTAGCCATCTCCACAATTGTCTCAGCTGGGTTTCTACCTGTTGGGGCCAGTTGACGGAACAATTCTAGCTTCTGGTTTTCAAGATGAGAGTTGATCTGTGCCATTGTAGCAGTTGGATACTGTAATTGGATAAGCTGTGTTTCCCTCTGTTTTACAAAGGCTAGGGCAGCATCATAATCATTATCAGGGTTAGACTGTTTAAACTGTCCCTCAAGTATCTGAACGCCTCTAAGCTCACCCATGGTCTTTTGAGCTTGTTGAGTTTCCTCAGTTGTTTTGCTTAATCCTTCCACCTGTTGTCTAAGCTGTCTGATCTGCCAATCTTTATGCTCATCGGGGTCAAGGTCTTGGTCGGGTTCAGGGTCACGATTTTCTTGTGGAGCTGCTGGCTGTTGAGCCATTTGCATAGCTTCGTTAAAACCTTGCTGCTTAGCCTGAGCTTCCTTAAGTTTAGCGAGCTCCTCTTTAGCTTCCTTAACCTCATGGCGCATTCTAGCCCATGCAGTCTTTTCTTTTTTAGGAGGGGTGTCATCTGACTCTTCTTCCTGCTCTTCTTCTTCCTCTGGCTCAGCCTCTTCCTGTACTTCTTCATCGGCTGGAGTTACTTCTTCTTCAGCCTGATCAACAACCTCTTCAGATTGAGCTTGGGCTTCATCATCATTTTGTGATTCTGCAATTTGACGTTTTAAATCTTCTCGAACTTCTTCTAAGTTTCCTAATACCATGATATTTCTCCTGTTTAGGCCCTGGGCAGGGCTATATAGTTACGTTAACGTTGCTTGCATTTACTTGTCTAAGTAAAGCATTCTCCTCCGCCGTTTGTTGAGCTTCTGTGAGAATCTTTTTTGTTCTGAGCATCAGCAATATCTTTAGCGGCCCTAGCTTTTTGTGCTTCAATAACAGAGGCTTGTAGTTCAGATTCAACCTGTTGCTGCTGCTGAGCGGCTTGTGCTTGAGCCTGGGCCTGCTGTTGATCAGGTTGTAAAGCTTCTTTAAGTTGTTGCTTGTCTTTCTCTTTAACATTAGGCGCATAGTTAATAACAATAGGAAGTATTCTCCTAGCTGCTGCTGGATCAATCTGTCCTATGTCCCTACTGAATGAAGACAGGAAGTTAAATGTCTCCTGCTTCTGCGTGGCAGACGTTGGAGCTTCACCAATATCAATATCGTATTCGTCAGTCATTCTATCTTCTGTAAGCTCTTCGTATCTGTCAGCACCTTGTGGGCCTATAATCTTCACAAGTCTACCAGTAGAGTTCTCAGCCAGCATTCTCATGAATGTAACCATTAAGCGAGCATGTTCAATTTGATATAAGGCAATGGCGTCGAAGTAAGTGGCCAGGGTAGCCAAGACCTGGTTAATACGTTGGGCTTCCAGCAATGCTGATACCTGGCTATTAGCGCTGGCGCCTAAGAACTCTCTGTTAATGCCACTTGTTTCGCTAAGGGAACGGTCAGCAATCTGATAGATGTTTTCAAAGCCTGAAGGCAAAGCGCCTGTGGCTTTAGGTTGAATCTTACCGCCTGATAAAGCACCATCCGCTACCTTAATGGCCGCTCTGGTAGTAGCGTATTGGCCTTCAAAGCGCGCAGGGTCTTCAACAGCGCTCTCCTCATACATAACACCACCTTTAGAGTTGGAGGCGATAACATAAAGAATCTCTGTAAAGGCTTTGTTGGCATAACGCGCAGGGTCTTGCATCCCTTTAACCATGCCATACCAACTACGGTCACGGGGGTTATAGTTAGCTGTTTTAAACTTAATGGTGAATCCCTGCTGATCAGGGGACTTGAACTTTTTGAATACTGTGGTGCCAGAAAGAACAGACGTATAATAAACCTTCCTTTGAAACTCTTGGTACTCAAGATCAATGCCAAACCGCTCAAATAACACATCTAAGTCACGCTTAATGGTGGGCGTCATTACAAGATATTCATCTAAAGGATCAAACTCAAAGATGTCCTCTACCTCTTCAGGGGTAGATACATTCGCCCTGTTGCCCTTCATGGCTATCATCATGTTGGCAAGAATGCTTACAGTAGCGGGGTCTTCTATTTCAAATAGGGGATTCTTAGCGCGGAAATACTTATCTAGACTCCACCATTGGTAGTAATATACCTCAACAAGATCTTCTTCTGCCTGTCCGCCACCGCTAATCTTGTCGTATTCTCCACCTACAGGATTATAAACAAAGTTGGAACTCTCATCTCCTGTGTATCTCTGGAAGTCTTCTTCCTTGCTTCCTTTAAAACGCTTCAAAGCTTCCTGAAGGCCAAAAGCTTTTCTACGCCACGTCCAACGGGCATCTAATATGTTCGGTTCCTGGGCTTGAGGATCCCAGCCAACGTCATTATAACGGATGACTTCAGACTGAACCTCTCCATCAGGATTGCTCTCGTAAGTGATATTAGTATCAACAGCCCCATAACCAGTAACAAGCATCTCACGATCCTGGCGAGACTCCAGCTGATCCATGTTAGCGTTCTTTCTTGCATAATCAGATATGCCATTCATATAAATAGAAAGCTCTTGCTGTGAAGGGTTCTCTATAAGTCTGGCTTGATAATCTGGCTTACGTCTTAGCTGAACCATAAACCCACAAACAGCATCCACAAAAGGCTTTACCTTATTGAAAACAACAGCGCTTCTTTGGCCTTTATCCTCAACAGTGGCAGAGTAGTGCATTTCATCACCAGCGTGGAAAGCGTGTGCCTCTCGTGCATCCCTGTATTGTCCTCCCAAGCCAGAATACGTAATATTCTTGTGCTTGGTCCATTGGTCTATTAATTTTGAATCTTTGGGTAGGGGCATCTTACCAGGTACTAATATCATCTTCTCTGAAGTTATTTAACTCATCTCGATAACTTCCTCTGACACGGTTTAGAACCATCTCAACTTTCGGGAAGCTGGCGTAGACATTCTCATCCAATACACGGGCAAGGGCGTCTAACATATCGTCATGCCGACCTACGGGGAAGGTCATCATCTCTTCAATAAACTTGTCTACCAATTCAATGGTATCCCCCTCAATAGTAGTATAGAGTATCTTCCGTGGCAAGTACATCCTTCCAGCTTCGAAAATAGGAATCAATCTTCTGATTCTATCCTCCTTCTTCATGATCCCACCAACCTCTATAACTTGGAATCTATAGTTAATATCAGCCTGGGCTTTTCTTAAATAATAAGAGTCTGTCATCATCCCATACTTCTCACAAGCTACTTTAGGTGGCTTCAGACTTAGCTTATTCCATTTCTTATGCAGAGTTATTAGCTTTTGGATTCTCTCAGTTGGGTTTAATCTGTCCCTGACTATATCCAATAAGTAGTAGTTGTTGTCATTAGACATCCCTATTACCATCATGGCCGTAAAGTCTGGGTTGTCAGATTGTTTCTTCTTCTTCTCGTTAGCAGGATCATACAGAATGTATATGTTCATGCCCTGGGGTGTGAAGTTCTTGGAGAGGTTATTGTAATAAGAAATCCAGCTCTTCTTGAACTCTCCCCCACCCACAGGTGCTGGGTTCTGTTGATATTGCCCAGCATAGCCATAAGGCCCAAGGTCAGAGAGCTTCTGATCTAATACCTCTCTGGTAAGCCTTCCAGGATTTAAAAGCTCCCCATCGTCTAAACGCCATTTCCTATTGTTAACCTCAATAAATGTCTTCTTGTTGAATTCAGCAGGCAAGATAAGGTTATGCCAATCTCCACGCTCTATCAGGTGACCAGCAGGATCATTCTCATGTAACCTCTGCATCACTAAAACCACCTTGGACTGACCAGGCTTGTTCTGACGTGTGAGGAAGGATTGATCTATCCAGGCATTAGTTTTGTTCCTAATCGTTTCAGAGAGAGCCTCATCAGCCTTTACGGGGTCATCCAGAATAAGATAGTCAGCCCCCATACCAAGAATAGAGCCACCAACAGAGGTAGCCTTCCTAAACCCTCTCTGCGTGGTCTGGAACATATCCTTCTGGTTTTGATCTCTTGCAATCTTTGTATCTGGAAAAGCCTGTTTGAATATCTCACTTTCTATGACAAGACGTGTGTCAGTACTGTGGCGGGTGGCTAACTCATGGGAATAGGAGGCCGCTATGATCTGTCTGGTGGGGTCTCTGCCTAGAAGCCAGGCTGTCCAGGCTATGGTAATGCTTATGGACTTCAGCTCACGGGGAGGCATGTTAACGTTCAATCTAAGTATCTCACCCCTCTCAACAGCTTGGAGGTGCTCCACAATGCAATCAATGTGCCAGTTGCTTATGTACTCATTCCCAGGAGATACCTGATGGAATACCTGCTCAGTGAACGCTAACTGGTCATTGGCTAATATTGCTGTATATTCTTCATTGGAAGGCTTGGTCATTTCTTAAGTAGCTTCTGCCAGAAAGTTTTCTTTTCATTGAGCTCTCTAATCCGCCTTTCACAAGAAGCGTTCTTGCTCGAGAGATTCCCAAGTAATCCTTCCAGTGTATCTATCCTGTCTTCCAACGCTTGCATCCTGTCAGCCATAACGATCTCCTCAGTTTATATTTGTATTTATATACCCACAAACCACTCAAACATTTCCACCCTCCGCTTTGCTTGTGTTTTCGTACTGAGAGAAGTTAACTAACCCACTGTTATATATAACTATTTCAAAAACACTATTTTGGCTATTTTGGCCTTCTTTTGCACCGGTGCGTGTGAGCCCTCTCAGTTTATATTAGAATAATCCCACTCTGGTTCATCTATAAGAAATGTGTGGACAAAGCCGTCCCCAGATTGATCACCTAGCCACATAGCCGCGTCCACTTGGCTACTGAAAATAGCATCCTTCTTACGAAATACACCTGTCTGTTTATCTTCATAGCAACTACAGGCGAGATAAACAAATTGTGTATCAGCCAAATCTTGATTATGCATGTCTTTTGGATTAGTCATAACTAATATGCAAAGCAATTACGTACCCAAAACATAAGGCAAACCAACAGGACAGCCCAAGCGCATAGTAAGGGTTGCCATAGTTCATCTGGTATAATGCAAATATACTAGCCCAAAAATGCACTATGAAAGCCATGCCAATTAACGTGCCAACCATAAATATTCTCATCTTAACCTGTTTTTTCTTAACTTTTTAATCAGACGGGAATCAGAAAAGCTTGGCTGAACTGCTGTTATAGACCTATGGCCCGTAATCCACCTGAAGAATGATATTCTTCCTGGTGAACACCACCCTGAAGGATCACTTTCCACAAACAGCAATCGGGGGAGCTCTCCTTGAATTAAGTCCAGAACTAACATCACGTGGCACACAACCACCTTCTTGTAATAATGCTCAGCCATCTTGGTGAAGCCGTTCTTATCCTCCATCGACCCCTTCTTGAGAAGACGAACGCTCTTATACCTATCCCATTTCAACAAGCAATGCTGGGTGCGCCACCCCTCTTTCTGAAATAAGCCATTCTTATCTATTGGCATTACTTGCTCTTATTCCTTTCCAAGAACCTCTTCACGATGCTTTCCTGATCCTTACTGATATTATTAACCACAACGATGGGCTTCTCATCCAATATGCCCGTTATTTTGGCCATATCCATGTAAGCTCCCCTTATGTTACCGGAGTCTTGTCTATTGGTGGCTATTCGCTGGGCTTTCTTCAACCCATTTATGATGTAATCCCTATCAACCTTATGATCTTTAAGGAGTTCTTCCTTTAATTCCTTAACCCTTGTTGCCACCTTGTGGTTGGACAATATCTTAGATGCCATCTCCCAAATGGACTTATCTTTTTCAGCTTCAGTAGAGTACCCAGCCTGCCTATAAGCCTCTGAGGCATTGTCTAGTTGTATATAGAGATTGGCGAAGGCTTCCTGCTTAATGGTAAGCTTGTTAGCCATGTCTATCTGTACACACCGTTTCTGTCTTTGTGATCTACTTTAACCCTAGCCACGTAGGTCATGGCGAAATGCATGATAGACTTTTCAGATTGGTGGATGGTAACGTCATGGGCTACTTTAGGGCCTCCACGGAACTCTAGGCATTCAGTGTCATTGTTGTATCTTACGGTGGCATATCCCCCTGCTCTACCGAATAGCTCTTGCACTTGATCTACAATATCCTGAGCAGCACTCTTCTTGGTCATAAGGTTAGGGGCATGAATGCTGGCCTGCTTTAATACTTCTTGCTGGTCTATCATTAAAGAGTTAGGTGCATTATTGTTAGGGCCAGCTATAACACCACCTTCATTGAAAGCAGGTACTGGTGGGAGGGAGGTTTCTTCCTCTACGGTCTGGGAGGCTTCTTCTTTAGCCATCTGTGTAAGAGCATGCTTTTGAATTCGTTGAAGCATGGTTGATTTGTTGCCGTATGTGGCGATGCTTTCATCTTCACATCTGTTTATACCCTGGGCAGGGTGGGGGGTTGTAGTTTAAGTTCGTCCTTCAAAAATTCTTTTAGAGCCACCTGTTACGGATTTATGCTCTACATCGCTCAATCCATCATTATTGGGATTACCCATATGAGAGCTACCACCCTCACGCTTTCTAGCTGCTCGTTTCTCTGCTTTGCTAGGACGTCCTGGATTAGCGTATGTTCCTTTTCCTGCGACCATGGTTAGGTTCCCCGTCTTTTAGATTTGGGTTTAGATAGACCCGCTTCAGATAAAGCAATTGCAACAGCTTGTTTTCTTCCGGCTACCTTTCTACCAGAAGAGGATTCAAGTTTTCCAGCTTTGAATTCGCTTAGAACCCTTGATACCTTACGCTGTTTTCCAGCCTTAGTCTTCGCTTTCGTCTTCGCCATGGAGATATTATATCCGATTAAACTCTTATGTTCAATTGATATTCGTGATCGGAATAACAAGCCCAGTCAGGCCGGTTATTATCCTTCAAATAAGCGCTGATTTTCTTCCTGTTAGGCTCAACCTTCATCCTTAGGAACTCTTCAGGTATCTTATCCTCATCAGGAATGACTACGCTAGGGGCTTTGTCGCTTAAATAAACCATTCTGCCTTCAAACCTTATAGGCGTAATGTCACCATCCCTTTGGATTCTCTCCTGCATAATGCGAAAGATTTCATCCCTGACATGGCCCCTCATCTTTTCCGCCGTCTTTTTACCCATGGCCATTTTCTCAATAGCTGCCTTCATATCATCTATGATGCAATCCATCTCCGCCATGCCATTATAAAGATCTCTTACTAGCCGCGTTTCTTCATCCATTACCTTTCCCCATTGCATACCCATAGTCATCTGGTATGCGTATTTTTATGTCAAGTTGAACGGCCAAAGCTTGTACTGCCTCAAGGAACTCTGTCATTTTCTGCACGCCCAATCTCTTAGTGCTTTTAGGCTCGATTATAAGGTTGCCCGATATTATCTCCTTGGTCACACCAAGGTGACGAATCTTCATCTCTCTGTGCAAGCTCTCTGGGGTTGTTCCTGTGCCAGAGGTAATGTCATTGTACCACATCCACATAGTTCTATTCTGAGCCGTGGTGCGGTTCTTAATATATTCCTTAACCTCCACACATATAGTCCCATCATGAGGTAGGCTCTTAATGTATTCTAAGCAGTTAGACTTTCTTTCCTGGTCTATGATGATGTAGAGCACTAGAAAGGGACCTCGCTATCTTCATCCTCATCCTGTTCTTCGACTTCCTGGACATTTTTCGTTGTCAGCCCTTGATATTCAGGGCTTAAAGTTATCTTTTCTCTAAACCAAGTACTTAAACCTTCAAATATCATGATGTCGAAAGCTGCAAGGCTGAATAGAACGCTATCATTTACCTGTGCGGGTTGCTCAATGTTCTTAAGAAGTCTAGACACAGTGGTAATATCAGCCTTAACTTGACCATTGGCCTTTGTCTTATGCTGAACAGTCACCATACAAGGCTTGTGAAGCAAGTTAGAAACATCAAACCCATCCAACTCATCCTGGGAGAAAGCTTTACCTCGCCAGTTCTCTAGAAAAGGTCTTAGATTGGCTTTTTCAGCCAAACTCAATGTGAAGAATTTTGAAATAACGAACGGCTGGCCATCTTCCATTTCAGCATGACCATCACCCAAAATGTTCTCCCCATGCAATTCAAAGGCAATCACGATCTGATGGAGATTCTTTACTTCCCCCTTATATTCATTCTTCTGGGTACCCAGATCAATAATACTGTGGCAGATAGCCGCATATTGGCCCTCCGGGGCTAACTGGAAGTCTCCAGCGCCAGATTCCTTAGCTATTAATGTCATTTACTTTCTCCTTTCTATTATATTCATCCTGAACTTCTTTAGAAGCATCTGACATGCTTCCCAAAAAGAAATGGTCATACTGTAACTGCTCTTCAAAAAACTGTAGCTCTTCTGTGCTTAATATTTCTCGTGAGTTCATCTTATTACTCTCCGTAGGTATCGGTGGTTAATCTTTCAGTTGTCCAAAGCTTACTTTCAAAGTTGTAAGTGACTTTTTCTAAAGGTGTGAAGTAACGCCTGTCTTCATCTTTATTGAATTCTACTATTTCTATAACACAATCCTGGTTGACTTCATGCTCAACAGAAGCTTCACACGACAAGGCTTTAGCAAGCTCCCTGGCTTCCGTCACTTCTTCAATACAAGCACTTTCGAACTCTTCACCATTATCATCTAAAACTCTATGGCCTAACTCAGTCATTTCAGTAGGTTCTTTTTCTTGTCTTGTATCTTCAATCATTTTTGCGCCCTCCCATTGGCTTATATGTTAATGTAACCTGGTAAGTTGCATATGTCAACACCAAAAAGGTTACAAAATGAAAAAGAATGTTGTTGTAGGAATTGACCCCGCCACCCTATGTGGCTTTTGTGTTTTAGAAATGGATGGAAGCATAGCAGAAGTCTTTGAAATGAATCTAGCTAATGAATGTAAAGCCAAGCGTGCGCATGAGCTCATTAAAATAATCCGCATATTAAATGACAACTATAAAATTGAAATGATCTGTTTTGAAAGCGTATTTGGTCATAGCCGCCATGCCATTAAAATTCTTGAAAGGCTGGCAGGGGTTATTATAGCTGTATCGGAAATCTATTGCCTACCTTATTGCGAGGTTCCTGTCACCAAGCTTAAACTTTATGCCACAGGTACAGGGAAGGCCAGCAAACAACAAATGATAGATGAAGCCAAAAAGGTTACGGGAAGAGAGGCTTTTACAGATAATGAAGCGGATGCATATTTCATAGCTCGTTATGGCCTAGCTCAAACTACTTGATAAAGAAGGGGGGGCGCAGAAGTGGGAAGTAGCCCCCCCTGGGAGTCATGTCGTACCTAAACAGAGATAGCTTATCAGAAGGGAGCAAGGTCGTCAAACGGGTACCCTTCACACTCTGTGCTGTCCGTAGAAGGTTTTTCTTTCTTAACATGTATGATTCCGCCTTTAGTCTTGCTAAACAAACCTGGTGAACGTTTCAGGTTGCTTGTTGGCTTATTTAAATCATTCTCGATGATCTCTTGTGCATCCTTCGCCAACTTGTCTTCGAATGGGCCAGGGAAAAACCCACGCATAAACATCAGGGTGGTTATTCTCCCGAAATCTTTATCTTCTCCAACTAAATCCGCATTGTTTTCTTGGAATTCTTCCATTTTCTCATGAAGAAACAGCCTCGAAATCATTCTCATTTTGGCAGAGACTTTCAGCGTATGGCGTTCATCCCATGCTTTTGGCCAATGAATGATATGTTCATCATGCCATTGCGCAAAAGCGATGCCAGCACGGGCATAGCCTACATCAATGGGTTGATTTCTTTTTCTTTCCACTTTGGGTTGGGCCTTCATGGTGTTTAGGATTTTTTGAATTTGTCCAGTTCTAGGCCATCGACCAAAACAATCGTTGGCTTTAAATTCTGTTGCAGCGTCTAGAAGATGATCCGCTGAATAGTTTCCGAATTGGTTAAACCAATCCTGCTGAAAGGCTATAATGCTAATTCCAGCGGGCGGCTTCATAGGGCCAAAACGAATTGATAATGGCTCAATCAGATTTTGCAGTACGTTGCTGTTATCCATTGCCCTTCTCCTTTGTTGCTTTCGGTAACGGTTGCCAATGTGTTGGGACACAAAACCCGTTGTGATTGAACCACTCATAATCTATCCATTCACCTTGAGTGCATCTTCCAATATATACATCCCCCCCCATGCTATATCCAATTTTTGATACCCTGTATTGTTCACAGCAAAGTATTTGTGTTCCGTCCTTTGGTGCTGTTTCGATAGGTTCCCAATTATCCATTGTCTTTCTCCCCTTGTTGGTCATGTTCTCGCTCCCTGTAAGGCATTTTTCATCTCGGTTTTTCCCACTTGCCAGAAATGGCAAAACTTCATGGCTTTTTTTCTCAAATCAACAACAGTGGGTTGGGCTGACTCATTGTCGCGCCAATATTTAGCTGTTTTTTGTACAGCCCATAAGGGGAATTCCTCTAAACTGTCGCTGTAAGAATAAATCTTTGCACTTCTCTCTGAGGGCTCCAAGGGAAGTCCGAAATTATAACTGGAAAGCAATGCTATGATTGTTGTCTCTATTGCCTTCGCATCAGTGGAGGGCTTTAAAACCTCCTCAAAAATAGGCAACAATTCAGCCATATTCTGCCTATCCTCATCAGTTGGACTGAAGCTTGGTTGTTGAAATCCAACACTAGCCGAACGGCTTAAAGCCATCACCACGTCGAAAATCTGATACTTGACGGATAGTTTCATCAAGGCTCGGACGTGACTTCCCACTTCCTCCATGTTGCTGAGTGTTATCTCGTGAATGCCAATTTTGGAAAGAGCGGTACCACCCGACTCTTGCATCTGGTTTTGAGGTGAAGTGGTTGTAGAAACCTGTAAGCATTTGTCGAGTGTTTTCATCGTCTGTTCCTTTGTTGGTTGAGTAGTCGTAGCATTTCTGAGCTTCTTCGCTCATGAAAGTGATGTATCCGTAATCGTCTGCCGTTATCCAATCTTCTGGCATGACATATTTTTTAGGTTTGGTTTTTTTAGGGGAAGGGACAACGACGTTAGTCGATAAATCCTCAATCAACACATCCTCATTCAATAAAGGGGATTCCTCATTCCTTAAGAGGGAATCAGGGGGATAAGAAGCGTTTTCCTTAACACAAGCTTGATCCAAGCTTAAGTCAAGCATGACCCGTCCTTGATCCAAGCTTAAGTCATGGTTGACTTTCCTGTTTCCTTTCAACACGTTACAGCCACGGCATAAAACTTGCAAATTGTCTTCTGTGCTGTTCCCACCCTTAGAAACAGGTTCTATATGATCAATGTGTAGATCGTCTTGTGAACCGCAGTAATTGCATTCCCTTCCATCCCTATCAAAAATATTGGACCTAATCTTTTCATTTAACGGGAAATATCCATCACAAACACTATTTGTATATTCAGGTGGAGATGGGAATATGCTGGCAACCTCTTTATGGTGAGGATTCTGATGCTTCGCAAAGTTTGATATTTGGATATATTTTTTGTCAACTACAGAATAAATAAGAATAAATTCCCTTTCCCGTAAACATTCCAATAAATCTATTACATCACAATCATCATAGACAAGAACTTGAGCTTTAATTTTCCTGGGCCTGTACTCTATTCTGCCTTCGCGGTCTGCAATGCACCACAATCCTATAAATAAAAGCCTGCCAAGAGGATCTATTTCTGCTAAAAGATCGTTATCAAAAAAAGACGGCTTAATGTTTCTCGCTCGTGCCATGTGAATTGCTCCTGCTATTGCTTGCTTCTGCTTTTAAATCGTCCATTAAAGAACTGAATTTATGCTTTGTTAATACTATCACGCCTTGAGGGACATTCAAGCTTTCTAATTCGTCTAACAATTGCGCCATCTTACGGCCACAAATTCTCACTATATCGCTATTGTTCATCTTCTTCTTTCCCTAATTTAGCTCTCAGTCTAAGAAACTCCTGCGCCATACATACAAACGGTTGGGGGAATCGAGGCTGTGCGAAAAAATGCCTATCCCTTTTACGCATACGTTCGATCATATCGTGCTCATATATGATGTCTTTTGCGAGTTCCTCGGCATCTGTAATAAAGTCAGGTCCGTTATCCATTTGGTGAATCCTTATAAATTATTTGTCCCTGAATGTCATAGGCTACCCTAGGAAACGGTAATGTTAAGATATAATCTATGTAAGCCCTGCCACAACCAGTCAATTTGTACATAGGCAGCCCAGGCGTTATCTCTAGCTTCAGTGGTGACATATCAACTTCCCTTGTCATTCGCCTTGTTCCATGAATCTATATATTGATCTTTGGTCAACTTATCCACAACGTCACAATACGTTTTCATTCTATTTAGCGACCTGTCTAGGCTTTCCTGTACGAGGTTGCTATTCTCCCAATGAGAGACTTGTTTACGACTTACGCCAATTGCTTTAGCCACCTCATCAGATTTTAAAGCGGATCGTCTAACGGCTATGCAATCCTCGAATCTTTTCTTTAGT